TTGGTCGCTTACCCATGGGGCACGAAGATCCGCGTCGAGTCACAGATGGTGCGGGCACATTTGACAACATCTTACCCACTTTCGTTTTCGTTTTTTTTAATACGAGATTACGACGACCACGCGGAGCCAGGAGTAGATTATTCTGACCCATCCAAACGACAAAGTCCCTCGTCGCACTTACCGCATCAAGAAAATTCTCACTGTTTGCACCAATAATCATAATTGACCCCTTTAAAGAAAGTACCAACGTAAATTTAACATCATCCTTTGAAAATTTCAGAAACAGAAAATCTATAAGTCTATTATTTTCATTGGTGTTAAATTCTGCACGAGGGAACACCCCCTTGACTTTCCACCCATCCCATTCAGCGGATTGTGGATATAACGCACCCGTTAAAACGGCCAGAGTACCTATGTCGATTGGTACGCCTATTTTAACTTGACTTGTACTATTGTTTATGTTGTAATCTCTGATTAATCTCGGTGATATGGGAAATATATAGTCGTTGATAAAACTCAGTAAATTAACAGGTTCGCGGTCTGCATCATCCTCACTCGTATAGCCAGCCGAAAATCGCAATCTACCCGATTTGAAAAATGTAAATGTAGCACCTTGCGACACATCACCGGACGTGATTCGTAACAACAGTTCCATACTACTCGGTACTGCTCCCGCTCCATGAGCTACTTCACGCTCACCATATTCCGGACTCCATACATACATATCTTTAAAATTTCCATATCTTGTCGTAGCTCTCAGTAAAGTAATATTCAAGTTCCCATATCTTTTATTCTGTAATTTGGTTAAATTATTACGCACCACGCTCAGATCTAACGTCTTACCTAAGTCGAGAGTGGCATTATACATACCCATGTATATACCTTCCGATTGTTCGACAGTGACGGGTACTATTCTAAAATTACGCACGTATCTATCAATCTCTTCTTGTGTTTTATCTGTTATAAATTGGTATATCAATCTACTCGGTGCAGTTATGACTCGAGGTCTTTGCATCGATATTGCATACGCTTTCATTACCATTAAATTATCCATTTATAATAGTGGGATATTATAATTCATCATCTGCAATCTGCATCGTGTCTTCGTATATATCGATGCCGTATATGACGGCTTGTGAATGATACACCTTTCCCTTGTACGTGCATGTATTTGTCTTCACCTGCACGTCCGGTTTGGAACTGAAAGGACCAACATAGAAATCGGGTGTAAATTTGTGTTTTCCAAGATTGTTTTCCAGACAGTGGTGATTGAATGCTGATATGAATAGGGTTTGTGGAACGAATAGATCGGCACCAAATCGAAGTTTCTCCGATGCCAGGAAATGTTGCAGTGGATTTGTCACCATCGCGACTTGTTGTTGTACATCTTTGAAATACTTGGGTACAGCATTCCATATATCGCACGATGAGTACTTATCCGAGTAGTCGAGGTAGGCCTTTACACACTTCACGAGGATCGTTGGTAGTTCTTTCTCGAGTTTCTGATCCAGGTGAGGATCGGCATCTGACACTTGTTTCGAAAAGTTCCAGGCTAAAATTCTTCGCAACACCGAACCAGAATTATCCTTCCAATTTGGGATTTCGTTGCCACCAAGAATTCCAGGTGTCTTCCATTCGATAGATTTCGCCTTTTCATGCTTGCATGCGATGCTGAGATCTTCGCCGCTAACCAGAGATTGAAACTCTGCTTGTTCAAGACACAAGTCTCCTTTGACCTCTGGCGCGATGAACATGAGTCCGTCGTATATACTCGACAAACCAAACTTCTTTTCGATGTTATTTGACAGTGTGCGAACGTCTTCACCGTTGTAAAACTTTTTGAAGACTTTGGTGATAATTGTCGATTTACCAGATCTTGCTATACCCTTGAGAAACGGTATAACTTGCCATCCATCGATATCACCAACATTGTAGCACAACTTCCCACCCATGACATACATCCATTTTGAAACACCCGCATCAAAGCCCTGATAGTCCAGAATGCTTTGAAATATGGGTGTAGGGATGTCCCACCAGTCGGGGATGTGATCATAATTGTCAAACGGTTGATCGAAAAATTTAGAACTAACTAATGTAGGTGGTAGTGATGCATACTCTTTCGAATCGTAGGGATAGAACTTGCAAATGTACTTACCACCTTCCATAACCTTTCCGCAGAATATACCATTCTTGAAAGACCATACACTCCGGTCCTTGTAAATCTCAGAAAACTGTACATCCTTGCATTCATTTAGAAACTTGATTGCATCGCGAGTATTAGACCCCTTTTGTGTCAAATCCCTCCACATACTACCTTGAGTTTCCTTTTGACTTATTGAATACACAAAATCACTTATAGTCATGACGGGTTTCCACGCCTTTGTATAATTACCATCGGCAGTTTCAATCTCCTCACAACACCAACCGTTGTACCGGCGGTAGTTTTTACGATATGCATGACTCAGTAATGCCAGTAGCAATCTCTGGTAAGGGGTTATCTTTTCATCTTCTACATCCCACGTGGAGGCTCTGAATCTCAGGAAATCACAGTCTTGAATTATGGGTTTTACCATCGGGTTAGCCAACCTCTCATGGTACCTCGCCATACGGTATATAATTTCATAAGAATCGTCAATCGAATCGAAAATACGGTTTATTCTTTCGCAAATTTTGAATTCATTACCGTTTGGATCAATCGTATCGTCCATATCGACTTCGATGCTTTTAGCCTTGTTCAGCAACTCGCAAATGTCGATTTGACGATTTTTGAGTTTTACATTCAAAGCTTCGATGTCCCACCTCAGGGGCATACCATCAGCACCAAGTTCTTCGAGGCTATAGAATGACTTGATACCAAGTTGAATTCCAGCAGCCGAGGATATATTATTTCGTTGGATATCCAAACCCCATTCTTGTTCAAGTTCGATGATACGTTGTTCGATCTCTGATGATGAATTCATATTTACTGCTTATTAGATAGATGAGTTATTATTTTAATTAGAATTTTATTCTGGTTCTCTAACGCCTTTGCGACGTTTGCCAGTGATTGTCCCACGGGTACGCCGTCTTCCGATGTAAATAATCCTTCGACGACTCCTAGCATGTCCCCCTCCTCCTCCTCCCCCTCCCAATCCTCCTCGTCCTCTTCCCAGGCCCTCTTTTCGTCGTTCTCCTCGTTGGTTTTGGTTGGTGTTTTGTTTGGCATTTTTCTGTAATCTGTCATTACAAAAATTTTGAGAAATATGCGCACCAGGGTATCCTAAAAAAAAATGTTGCTATATATTAAAAATGGCTGGTGGATTAATGCAACTCGTAGCTTATGGAGCTCAGGATATTTACTTGACCGGTAACCCCAAGGTTACTTTCTTTCAGGCGGTGTATAAGCGCCACACTAACTTTGCAATGGAAACCATCGAACAGACCGTGAATGGTTCCGTTGGTAATAGTGGTCGTCTGTCAGTGACTGTTGCACGTAATGGTGACTTGATCGGTGACATGTTCCTGGAGATGAAGGCTAAGGCTGCCCTCATAGCCAAGGAGGGTGACCTCACTAAAGTTTCTGGTATCTGGGCAGCAGAGCGTGGTATCGCTGATATTGAATTGTCCATCGGTGGTCAGCGCATTGACAAGCACTACCAAAAGTGGTGGAGGCTGTACTCCGAACTCTACCTGTCCGACGCTGACAAGTCAAACTGGGCTAAGATGACATCTAAGGTCTCCAAATTGACGGCTGCCGGTGATTACCCAGTGTATCTTCCTCTTATCTTCTTCTTCAATCGCAATCCTGGTCTGTATCTTCCTCTTATTGCACTGCAGTACCACGAGGTTCGTCTGGACATCGATCTTGCATCCAATTACGACGTCTATCTCGAGACTACCGGATTCAAGGTGTGGGGTAACTACGTATATCTGGATACTGAAGAACGTCGCCGCTTTTCTCAAAAGGGACATGAATACCTCATCGAGCAGGTGCAGCACACCGGTACCGACAGTATTACCCCGGGCGGAGGTACCAAGCAGGTGCGTCTATCCTACAACCATCCCGTCAAGGAACTCGTGTGGTGTGCATCTGCCGCAAGCTCAGCCAATAACTTCCTTTGGAACTTTACCTCTAGCGCGTGGGAAAGTAAAACCACCCTTCTCTACACCGATAATAGTACCCATCATGCTTCCACAAATGCCGTATCTATCCCTTACAACTCTGTCGGTACCCCCTTCTTATGGAATGGTGTCGGAGAAGGGAATATTCCCTATCAATATACAGAGGATGGTCCCGTCGGTGTCGGTACGTCAGTGGGTCCCATCGATGAATTCAAGCTCATTCTTAACGGTCAAGACAGGTTCAAGGCTCAAAAGGGTAAGTATTTCAACTCTGTGCAACCCTACCAGTACCACAGTGGTTCCCCCGCGCCAGGTATCTACTCCTATTCGTTTGCACTCAAGCCTGAGGAACATCAACCCACAGGTACCTGCAACTTTTCCCGTATTGACAATGCACAAGTTGAAGTCAAGACCAAGGCGAATACCGATGCCAACAGCGCTAGCCTCTACATGTTTGCCACGAACTACAACGTTCTCCGTGTGCAATCCGGTATGGGTGGTCTAGCCTTCTCCAACTAAACGCACCCACCACGCGTAAATACATATTTTTTATTAAATTACAAAATATAAAATGAAGAAAAAAATTTTTTTCATGAGTACTCACCCGGCACAGGGTACAGGTTATGGACGTGTTAGTAATATACTATCAAATAAACTGAGTGCCAAGTATGAAACGATCTTTTATGGCTTCCAAAATTATAAAGGCCAAGGCATACAAGATAGATGTATTGATCCTCGCATCAAGTTCTATGACGCGATAGAAATAGATTCCCAATCACCAAAGGGTTTCGGTGATAAAGGTATTGTACCTGCTTTTGACGAAGAAAAGCCGGACATTTTATTTATATACAATGACATTAATGTGTGTAAGAGTATATTGGAATTAATTGATGCCCGTGCCCAGCACAAGAAATTTAAAGTTGTTTTGTATCTCGACATCGTGTATCCGTGGGAGAATATACAAACCATGGCTTATTTAGGGAAACGTAGTGATCAGATTTTTGTGTTTCTTGAATATTGGAAAACGCATCTATCGGAATTGGGTATTATGTCGCAAGTTATGCCCCATGGTGTAGATATCGTCGAACAAAAACCACGTAGCAATAATAATTTTTCCAAGGACGATTTCGTAGTGTTGAATCTCAACAGAAACTCGTACAGAAAACAATTACAGACAACCATAAAAGCATTTCTACTTTTTTTGAAAAAATATCCAGGTACGAACAAGAAATTATTTTTGAGTTGCGTGCTCGAAAATGACGACGGTCATGATATACAACAATGTCTCAAGATTGAATGTATGAGACTGAGGTTGGATTATAAACAGGTTTCGAACAATAATATTTACATCAATCCGTTGCCAACATGTATGACGGAGGAGAAGGTTCATGAATTATATAACGACGCGGACGTTGGATTGAATACCGCATGCGGGGAGGGGTTCGGATTAACCACCGCGGAACATTCGTCATGTGGAAAACCTCAAATCGTGTCGGGGATTCCGGCACTCAAAGAAACTCTCGGAGATGTCGCACTCGTCGTGGAACCAACGTACAAGACTTACGTATCGTCTCATGAAAAACACGGTGGAGAGATTTATTTTGTAGATCCTCAAAAGGTTGCGGATGCCATAGAAATGGTATATCTCAAGAAACACGTCGGGGGGGACAGGTACATAGATAACATAAAAAACAGATTCAATTGGGAAACAACT